TTGAAAATACTTGTAAGGAAGAAAAAGACGTTAATTGGGGAGTAGAAAATCTTCATATTATTAGAAATAAATTACAAAAAAAGAGTACCTCACCAGAAGAGGTACTCGGAAAAGAATTAACGGAGTATTATAGTCAATTTGACATTAAATACTCTTGAACTGTTTTGAATTTATAATCACCAATCCATTTCATATCAGCACAAGTATAATCTTGATATTTACCTTTAAGATATTTGGGGAAGTCGATGTATTCGATTTCCCCTTTTTCTTTTTCTGCAACTAATTCAGCAACTTCTTGAAATGAAATTGGATTGCCAGTACCTAAATCATAGATTCCCGATGGTGAGTTGTTATTTAAAACAACATCAACAATATCATCTACACAAATAAAATCTCTTAAAAACTTATCAGATCCCTTAAACAATTTTAATTTACCATTTTCATGAATTTGCTTGGTAAATTTGGAAACTGGACTTGCTTGATCTGCCTTATGATTCTCACCATCACCATAAACATTAAAGTATCTAAATCCTTGAATGCTTGAAAATTTATCTAAATTATCTTGAACAAAGTAATCTATCTGTAACTTTGTAATTGCATAGTAATTTAATGGATTAATTATTTTTAAATCTTTTGTTTGATTTCCATATACTGATGCAGATGATGCATATTTTACTGGAGTACCATATTGAATTGCTTTTTCAAATAAAAATAAAGTAAAGGCAACATTATTGTGATGAAGGGTTTGAATGTTTTTTTCGGTTGTTGATGAGATTGCTCCTTGATGAAGTATTAATGATACTTCATTCCATTTATTAAAATTACTGATAAAATTATAAGCATCTTCTTTTTCAACTTCTATTACTGGGCCATTTATTTTCTTTAGAAAATTTTTACCAATAAATCCCCGACTTCCTGTTAATATTATCATAAAAATAGTTTATTTTGCATTATACCATTTTTTTGGTTTTTAGTATACTTATAAATATTTTTATATAGTAGTAGTCTTTATAAATGGCACAACCATCTTCTAGGGCAGAGTTGAAAGAATACTGTCTCAAGCAACTAGGAAAGCCAGTTTTAGAAATCAATGTAGATGATGATCAGATTGATAATCTGATGGATGATGCTATTCAATATTTCCACGAAAGGCATTTTGATGGTATTGAAAGAGTATTTTTAAAGCATCAACTACAACCAGGAGAAAAGGATATATTACGATCTGGGAAGGATATAACTACTGCTTCTTCTTCAGTTGGTATTTCTACAGTGTCTTGGGAAGAATCAATTAATTTCCTAAAATTACCAGATACTATTATTGGTGTTAACAGTGTATTTAAAGTTGACTCTAGTACTATTTCTAGTGGTTTGTTTAATATTAAATATCAAATCTTTTTGAATGATTTATATTATTATGGTGCATTAGATCTTTTGAATTATGCAATGGTAAAAACACATTTGGAAGACATTAGTAGAATCTTAACTCCAGATGTTCAATTAAGATTTAATAAAAAACAGCACAGATTGTATTTGGATATTGACTGGAAACAAGTTGATCCAGATACTTATATAGTTTTAGATTGCTATAGAATTGTAGATCCTGCAGATTTCCCCAAAATCTATAATGACTTTTGGTTGAAGAGATATCTCACTGCACTTATTAAAAGACAGTGGGGACAAAATATGATTAAATTCAATGGAGTTCAACTTCCTGGGGGTATTACATTGAATGGAAGACAACTGTATGAAGATGCGATTAGAGAGTTAGAAGATATAGAACAAAAACTCAAGTCAGAGTATGAAATGCCACCTTTAGATCTTATAGGTTGATATGTCTCCATTAAATCCATATTTTTTACAAGGTTCTCCAAGCGAGCAAAGACTCGTTCAGGATTTAATTAATGAGCAGTTATCCATTTATGGGCAAGATGTTCTTTATATGCCAAGAAAGATTATCAATGAAAAAAAGATAATCAAAGAAATTATTGTTTCCAAGTTTGATGATAGTTTTAGACTTGAAGCATATATCTCAACATTCAATGGGTTCGGTGGAAACGGAGATATTCTTTCCAAGTTTGGAGTAAGAAGCACAGATGAGATAACTTTTATTATTTCAAAAGAAAGATACGAAGATTTTATTACTCCTAAATTGGGTTTATTTAGAGATCCAAATGTTAAATTAAAAAATAGACCCGAAGAGGGAGATTTAATTTATCTTCCTCTAGATAATGCATTGTTTGAAATAAAATACGTAGAGTTAAAAACTCCATTCTATCAACTTAATAATCTTTATACTTATGAATTAAGATGTGAACTCTTTGAGTATGAAGATGAAATTATTGATACTGGAATTGATGATGTTGATGAAAATGTAAAGGACTTTGGTTATATTGCAACTATCCAGATGGTTGGTGCTGCTGCTTCTACAGCAGTATTAAGAACTACATTAGCATCCTCATTAGCACCAGGAGTTCCAGCAAACTCTGTCAATTCTATTGATATTTTGAATGGTGGTAGTGGATATAAATCAGCACCAATAGTGGATATTGATAGTCCAGTTGGTGGTGGTGTTACTGCAAAAGCAATAGCAATACTTGATCGTGGATCTATAAGTAGAATTCTAGTTACAAATCCTGGAATAGGATATACTACTCCACCAAGGGTTAAAATAAAGTCAAACTCATCTAGTGGTTCTGGTGGAATAGCAACAGCAATACTAAAAACTGGATCCCTGGGTCCTATAGAGATTGTTTCTGGTGGTGTTGGATATTCCACTGCACCAATAATAACAATTGCACCTCCAAATATATTCAATTATCCACAATCATATGTGGCAAAAGCAGAGGCAATCGTAAATTCTTCTGGATCAATTTCTTCAGTAAGATTTACAAATGCTGGTATTGGTTATGGAATAACACCAGCAATTGAAATTACTTCTCCTATTGGAATTTCTACTGGAGATTATGAATTTAATGAGGTTGTTAGAGGTGTTTCCACAGGAACTAGTGCGTATGTTAAGGATTGGAATTATGATACTAGAATACTAAAAGTATCTATAATTAATGGCAATTTTGCACTTGGAGAAACTATAGTCGGAGCAGCAGCAAGTTATAAAGTTCTTTCAGTAGAGACTGATAACATATATGACAATTATGCCGAGAATAAATCTATTCAGGAAGAAGCAAGTACAATTATAGATTTCTCCGAAAGTAATCCATTTGGTACTTTCTAAATAGTAAATAAACGTTACGTAAAATGCTTGGAACTTATTATTATCACGAAATTATTAGAAGAACCATAATATCTTTTGGTACTCTTTTTAATAATATTCACATAAAGCACGAAAATGAGAATGGTGATGACGTTAGTTTAATTAAGGTCCCAATTGCATACGGACCTGTGCAAAAATTCTTAGCAAGACTTGACGAAAAGCCAGACCTAAGGAAAAAGGTTGCAATTACATTGCCAAGAATGTCATTTGAAATGACAACTATACAATATGATTCTTCTAGAAAAGTTTCCACAGTACAAACATTTCAAGCAAATAGAGATGGTGTTGGTCCTGTAAAAGTTTATATGCCTGCACCATATAATATTGGGATTCAACTTAGTATTATAAGCAAGTATCAGGATGATATGCTTCAAATTATTGAGCAAATTCTTCCTTTTTTCCAACCACATTTTAATTTAAGTATTGATTTAGTAAATTCTATTGGAGAAAAAAGAGATATTCCAATAGTTTTGGAAGGAATTTCAATGAGTGATGATTATGAGGGTGATTTTTCCACTAGAAGAAGTTTAGTATATACTTTAAATTTTACTGCAAAAACATCTTTATTTGGACCAATATCAGATTCTTCAGATAGTTTAATTAAAAAAGTTCAAGTTGATTATTACACCAATACAGAAACAAAAAATGCATCAAGACAACTGAGATATACTGTTGAACCAAGAGCATTAAAAGATTATAATAATGATGCAACTACAGTTCTATCGCAAGATGTAAATGATGTAATTACTCAATTTAATGTTTCTGATTCTTCGGCATTACAGGAAGAGACTTATATTATGGTAAATGAAGAATCTATGTTTATTAAAGATATTACTGGAAATAGACTGACAGTTTTAAGAGGTCAAGATAATACAATCCCAGCAATACATGAAGAGGGAGATGCTCTCAATGTAATTAATTCCACAGATAATGAGTTAATTGAATATGGTGATGATTTTGGATTTGATGAAAATTATTTTGATTTTGGTGATGGTAAAGTGTATAGTCCCAGAAAGGGTATTGATGTATGAAAAACGATTTTGACGCAATAAATGATTCTTTAGATATAGAAGCATCCCCAATAACAAAAGAAATTATTTCAGAACCATCTAATATTGTAAGAAAATCTCCAAAGAAAGGAGAAGATGACCCAGATGCTGATTATGATTATACAAGAGGACAATTGTATTCATTAATTGAGAAGGGACAAGAGGCAATAGATGGCATTCTTGAGATAGCACAACAATCAGATTCTCCTAGAGCATTTGAAGTTGCAGGTCAGTTAATTAAGAATGTTGCAGATACAACAGATAAATTACTGGACCTTCAGCAAAAAATGAAAAAGTTAAAAGAAGAAGATCCATCAGCACCAAAAAGTATTACCAATAACAATACAATGTTTATTGGTTCTACAGCAGAATTACAAAAACTTCTTAAGCAGAATCTGCAATCAGCAGAAGATTCTAAATAATTAGAGAACTTATTCTTAAGAATGAAAACTTTTTCACAATTTCTTCTAGAAGCAACTGACCCAAAGGGACCTATCAAAAAGTATATGTCCCCAGAGGAGATTGCGAAGAAGCATAAAATCTCTCTTGATACTTTAGAACCAGAATTAAAAAAGGGAATTAAAATAGAGAGTGAGCATACTGGAGATAAGAGAATGGCAAGAATGATTGCCCTTCAGCATCTGGAAGAACTTCCAGACTATTATACAAGATTAAAAAAGGCAGAGAAAGTTAATGAAGAAACAAAAAGTGGTGATTCTTCTTTGCGTGACTGGTTTACTAAGAGTCGTGCTTCTGATGGCACCCCTGGTTGGGTTCAACTGGGTGGTAAATATGCGGGAAAACCCTGTGCCAAGCAACCAGGACAAACTACAAAACCAAAATGTGGTTCCAGTAAAATGAAGGCAGCACTCTCTGATGAGGAGGAGCAGAAAGCATTTGAACGTAAGAATCGTCAGGACCCAAATCCAGACAGAGAAGGTAAGGCAAAGATGGTTGCCACAGAAGAGAAAGATGCTTGTTATTCAAAGGTAAAGTCTCGTTATAAGGTTTGGCCTTCTGCTTATGCTTCTGGTGCTTTAGTTAAGTGTCGCAAAGTTGGAGCAAAGAACTGGGGAAATAAGTCAGAATCTTATGATTACTCCAATTGGAGAGAAGACTTTAAAGCAACAGAATATGAGTTCTTTGATGTCATTAAACCAGACCCAATTAAATCAAGTTCAGTATCCGAGAATTATACAAGAGTACAGTCTCGTGGCACGACTTACAGTATTGTGCTAAACTGGAGAGGTAAGTACCTGGGAGTTCAGATGTTCTTCCCACAATTCACAAGACCTTCTAAGGAACAAGTGACGTTTGAAGTATGCAAACTATATCCAGGTGCTAGGGTTTTGTCTTTCAACCCAGCAGTTAAAGACCCAACAAAACCCTTGCTATTTACTGGAGAAATAAATGGATCCAAATAAAATTGTTCTTGAGAATCTAACCAAAAACTTTGAATACGAAAAAATCGCAAGAGAAATTGATGCTTGCGATGACGTAGATGACCTTAAAAATATCGCAAAATCATACGTAAAACTTCATTTAAAATATCAGGAAACATTAGCAGGTTTGAATTTTAATAGTTTATGACTGAAAAACATTATAAGGGGAATCCCAATCTAAAGGCAGAAAATGTAGAGATTGAATTTACATCTGAACAAATTCAAGAATACTTAAGATGCAAAAGTGATCCAGTTTACTTTGCAATGAACTATGTCAAGATTGTTTCTCTTGATGAAGGTTTGATTCCCTTTGAAATGTATGATTTCCAGAAGGAACTCATTTCAAACTTCCACAATAATCGTTTTAATATTGCTAAACTACCTCGTCAGACTGGCAAATCTACGACGGTAGTTTCTTATTTGCTTCATTATGCCTTGTTTAATGATAACATAAGAATTGCAATTCTTGCAAACAAAGCAGAGACTGCAAGAGAACTTTTGGGAAGATTGCAACTTTCTTACGAAAACCTACCAAAGTGGTTGCAGCAGGGTGTTGGTTCTTGGAACAAAGGTTCTCTTGAACTTGAAAATGGTAGCAAAATCGTAGCAGCATCTACCTCATCATCTGCTGTCCGAGGAAACTCATTCAACATCATCTTCCTGGACGAATTTGCGTTCATTCCAAACCATATTGCAGAACAGTTCTTCAGTTCTGTATATCCTACTATTTCTTCTGGTAAATCGACCAAAGTTATCATCATTTCAACCCCCAACGGAATGAATATGTTCTACAAACTCTGGCACGATGCCGAGAGGGGAAGGAATGGGTATATTCCCCTGGAAGTTCACTGGAGTGCTGTTCCTGGTAGAGATGCTGCGTGGAAAGAAGAAACCATTAGGAACACTTCAGAACGTCAGTTCACTCAGGAGTTTGAGTGCGAATTCCTAGGTTCGGTCGATACACTTATTGCTCCGTCAAAACTTCGTTCAATGGTCTATGAAGACCCACTCACTTCAAATAAAGGTCTTGATGTCTATGAGCATCCAGAGAAAGACCACACTTATATGATGACAGTTGACGTTGCTAGAGGAACAGGAAAAGACTACTCTGCATTTATTGTCGTTGATATTACATCATTCCCATATAAACTTGTAGCAAAATATAGGGACAATGATATAAAACCAATTCTATTTCCGTCAATTATTGATAAAGTAGGAAGGGCATATAATTATTCTTTTGTTCTTGTTGAAGTAAATGATATTGGTGAGCAGGTATCTAATATGCTTCACTTTGATTTAGAATATAGCAATCTTTTGATGTGTGCGATGAGAGGTCGTGCTGGTCAGTTGGTCGGACAGGGATTCTCCGGAAAGAAATCTCAACTTGGTGTGAAGATGTCTAAGAATGTTAAAAAGGTTGGCTGTTCTAACCTCAAGACTATTGTAGAAGACGATAAGGTTATTATTAAAGATTATGAAGTTATTAGTGAATTAACAACATTTATTCAACGTAATCAGTCATTTGAAGCAGAAGATGGATGTAATGATGACCTTGCAATGTGTTTGGTTATTTTCTCTTGGTTAATCGTTCAACCTTACTTCAAGGAGATGACCGATAATGATATCCGCAAGAGAATTTACGATGAACAAAAAAATCAAATTGAGCAGGATATGTCCCCATTTGGTTTTATTTCTGATGGGTTAACTGATATGGAAACAACATTCGTGGATAAAGATGGAGATAGATGGTATACGGATGAATATGGTGATATGTCATATATGTGGGATTACAGATAATGGACATAGAAGAACAATTTGAAAGAGAATACTTATTTTTAACTGAAAGAACTTGTAGAGTTTGTAAAGAGACTAAAGATCTTATTGATGGATTCTACTTGACACGTAAAGGCAGGGGAAGTATTCCATCTGCCTATTCTTATGAATGCAAGATATGTACTATAAAAAGAATACAAGAAAGTAGAAAAATAAAACATAAATTGAGTAATAATTGGGAATATCCAGATTGGTAGTTGTTCACTGGCAGTTTCCCCAACTTAAAGAGTGCAAATTATAAATATTATTAGACAAAATAGACTTCTTCAGAGGTAAACAGATGGCGGTAAATTTAGTATCCCCTGGGGTAAATGTGAGAGAAGTTGACTTGACTATCGGTGGCATTTCCCAGGCCGCTCAGCAAGTCGGTGCATTTTGTGGTCCATTTGAAAAGGGTCCAGTAAATCAACCAATTTTAGTTGAAACAGAACAAGACTTACTAAAATATTTTGGAAAGCCACAGTCTGCTGATGGACAAAATGAGTATTGGTTAGTAGCTTCATCATATTTGTCATATGGTGGTGTTCTAAGAGTAGTAAGAACTAATTCTAGTTCCGCAACTCTTCTAAATACTGCTCATGTTGGAGTTGCAGGAACAGTATCTAATTTTAGAATTGAAAATAAAGAAGATTATCTTACAAACTATGCCGATGACACTAACTGGTATTTTGCAGCAAAAGAACCAGGAAGTTGGGCAAACAATTTAAAAGTATGCATGATTGATAATGCTGCTGACCAAATCATCAGTGGAATTAATACTCAATTCTCCACTATAATTGGATTAGCAACAGCATTTTCCGTTTCAAACGTAACTGTAGGAATTAATACCACTATTATTTCTGGTATTAATACTTCAGGAATAACTTTGGAAACTTTGGTCCAAACTGATACTCCTAGCAACGGAATTCAAGAAAGAACCGCAATTATTAGCATTAGTGGTGCCAATGGTGGAACAATTGTTCTAGAGGAGCCTTCAACAAATACCTCACCTTTAACAACAACTTTAAGATTTGGTTCACAGACAACATATGAATCACCAAATCAAATCCAAGTTGGTTATGCAGTAACACAAAGATTAAACAAAACTGGTGTTGAGGGATCTACTGTTGTTACATATGATGGATTTTTAAGAGGATTAGTTACTGAAGTAGGTGTTAATCAAATAAGTGTTAGAATCACAGATAGAGTTAATTCTTCTGGAGTATCAACTCCAGTAGAGTACAAAAATCCAGGTTCATCCACTGGTTTAAATGCATCATCATTTGATACATTTAGTGAAACCAATTATTATATCTCCCCATCTGGTGGTTCACCAGTACAATATAGTCTTTCAAATTCAACTATACTTGATTGGTACGATCAACAAACATTAGGACTTTCCAATAATACAGTATATTGGAGAAACATTGCATCTAAGCCAGGTACATCTCAGTATGCATCAGAAAGAAACTCTAAGTATGATGAAATCAACATAGTTGTTGTTGATGATACTGGATCAGTAACAGGAATTAGTGGAAATATATTGGAGAAATTTATTGGTTTATCAAAAGCAATTGATGCTAGAATTTCCCCATCAGAATCAGTATATTATAAAACATATATTGAAAATAGATCAAATTATATTTACTCCGGTGCAAACCATACAGGAACAGCATCAAATATTATCCCACAAACTGGCACTACTAATGTATTTGCACTTACATCTGGAAGTTGGTCATCCGATGCACAAAATACAATATTTAATTCTATAGGAAGAAAGGCATACGCATTGTCTGCAGGATCAGATTATAGCGGTACAAATGGAGTTGGTGGGTTCTCAGTAACTACTTCTGAAGTAATCTCCTCATATGATGTATTCACAAATCCAGCAGAATATGAAATTAATTATATAATTAGTGGTCCTTCTGCAGCATCTTTATATGAATCTCAAGCAAAGGCAAATGCAATGATTGCTCTTGCAGAAAGTAGAAAAGATTGTGTTGCAGTAATTTCCCCACACCGTGATGGAGTCGTTAATGTTACAAATTCAGAAACACAAACAAATAATATCATAGAATTTTTTGAACCATTGTCATCAAGTTCATATGCAGTTTTTGATAGTGGATATAAGTATACATACGATAGATTTAATTCCAAGTTTGTGTACATTCCTTGCAATGGAGATGTTGCCGGACTAATGGCAAGAACATCCATTCAAGATTATGCTTGGTTCTCCCCAGCAGGAAGCTCAAGAGGTGCATTAAATAATGTAGTTAAGTTGGCATACAATCCAACTCAGGCACAACGTGATGCACTATACACAAGAAGAGTGAATCCTATTATTTCTTCTGCTGGTGCTGGATTTATCCTATTTGGAGACAAAACTGCTTTGGGATATTCCTCAGCATTTGATAGAATCAATGTTAGAAATTTATTCCTAACTATAGAAAAAGCAATTGAAAGAGCAGCAAGAGCTCAACTATTTGAGTTCAATGATATTGTAACAAGATCCAATTTTATTAATATTGTCGAACCATATCTACGTGATGTAAAAGGAAAGAGGGGAATTACCGATTTCGTCATTATTGCTGACGAAACTAATAATACTCCAGATGTTATTGATTCCAATCAATTTAGAGCGGACATTTACATTAAACCAGCAAGATCTATTAACTTTATTGGTCTAAACTTCATTGCTACTCGCACTGGAGTTAGCTTCTCTGAAGTAATCGGAACCGTTTAAATTTTAGAGGTACTCAAAAATGGCATCATCAAATATCCCAAGTTATAGAGAAAGAACTCTAGACAAATTTAAAGCCAAATTAATTGGAGGTGGAGCAAGACCAAATCTATTTGAGTGTGAATTAAATTTCCCAGACGGACTAGATGTTACTAAAGATGAAGACTTTTCATTTATGATAAAGGCAGCAAGTCTTCCTGCTTCAAATATTAATGTTATTAATATTCCTTTTAGAGGAAGAAATTTAAAAGTTGCTGGAGATAGAACATTCGATCCTTGGACAATCACTGTTATTAATGACACTAACTTTAAAATTAGAAATGCATTTGAGAAGTGGATGAACTTTATTAACAGACACGATGATGCTGCAGGAGTAATCACACCAGCAGCATATCAAGTGGAGATGAAGGTGTTCCAATTAGGAAGAGGTATTGCATCCGATTCCACAAGAGGAGCAGTTCCAGGTACTGACGATAAAATGCCAGTTCTTAAAGCATATAAGTTTTATGGAGTTTTCCCAACTTCAGTTAGTGCAATTGATGTATCTTATGATAATGCTGATGCAATTGAAGAATTTACTGTAGATTTACAGGTTCAGTGGTGGGATACTGTGGATGGTGAGGGAACTAAGATCTTAGGCACAGCAGAGAACTTCTACTAAGATTATAAATATTAGAAACAGTTTTTCTAATATATTATAATGCCAAGATTATTTGGATTTAAAATCGAGGAACCGGAAGATAAATCTTCAAAGATTATCTCTCCGGTTCCTCCTAATGATGAGGACAAATCAGATTTCTATCTGTCTAGTGGATTTTATGGACAGTATGTTGATATTGAGGGTGTATATAAATCCGAAGGAGATTTAGTTAGAAGATATAGAGAAATGGCACTTCATCCAGAGGTTGATAGTGCCATTGAAGATGTTGTAAATGAAGCAATTGTTTCGGATTCCGATGATTCCCCTTTGCAGATTGATTTATCCAATTTACCAGCAAGTGATAAGTTAAAGGATAAAATTAGAGAAGAATTTAAATATATCAAAGAAATTATGGACTTCGATAAGAAGTGCCATGAAATTTTTAGGAATTGGTATATTGATGGAAGAATTTTTTATCATAAAGTAATTGATATAAACAAACCACAAGAAGGGATCAAAGAGATACGATATATTGATCCACTTAAGATTAGACACATCAGAAGACTAAAGAAAGATCAAAAAGATTTGAGATCTGCACTAAGTAAGATTAATTCGGATTCAAATGTAATTGATTTTAACCCTCCAGAGATTGAAGAGTTTTATTTGTATAATCCAAATCAACTCTCTTCAATGACTGCAACCTCTGGTTCTAATTTCAAATCAGAGGCAAGACAAGTAAGAATTTCATCAGATTCAATTACTTACATTACTTCTGGATTAGTAGATAGGAATAAACAGACAGTATTATCACATTTGCATAAAGCAATCAAGGCACTCAATCAACTTAGAATGATTGAGGACTCTTTGGTTATCTACAGATTATCTCGTGCTCCAGAACGTAGAATTTTCTATATTGATGTTGGCAATCTACCAAAAATTAAGGCAGAACAATATCTTCGTGATGTGATGAATCGTTATCGCAACAAGTTGGTATACGATGCAAATACTGGTGAGATTCGTGATGATCGCAAGTATATGGCAATGCTTGAAGATTTCTGGTTGCCACGTAGAGAAGGCGGAAGAGGAACAGAAATCACTACACTTCCTGGTGGTCAGAATCTTGGAGAACTTGCAGACATTGAGTATTTCCAAAAGAAACTTTATCGTTCTTTGAACGTACCAGAAACTAGATTAAATTCAAGTAGTGGATTCAGTCTAGGTCGTTCTTCTGAAATTCTTAGAGATGAAATTAAATTTACTAAGTTTGTTGGAAGATTAAGAAAGAGATTCTCAAATCTTTTCAATGATATGTTAAAAACTCAACTTATCTTGAAGAATATTGTATCCGTAGAAGATTGGGAGACTCTTTCGGATCATATTCAATATGATTATTTGTATGATAATCATTTCTCAGAACTAAAAGATACAGAACTATTAAATGATAAACTTGCTGCTGCAGCAGCAATGGAACCATATATTGGTAAGTATTTTTCATTAGAATATGTTCGTTCCAAGATTCTGAAGCAGAATGATGGTGAGATCAAGGAAATTGACAAGCAAATTCAGAAAGAAATTAAAGCAGGATTAATTGTTGATCCTAAACTTGTTGTTTCACAACAACAAGCATCAATGCAACCAATGGATCAAGAAATGGATATGGGGCAGGAACAACCACCAGAACAACAATCTGGTGCTGCAATGGGAGAACCAGTAATGGAACCCCAAGCAGGGGAAATATAAATAAAAATAGTTATCTAAATTAATTGAATTATGGAAGAACTACTGGCAATGTTTGCAAATGATGAATCTCCAGCAGAGATTAGTGATGCAATCAAGGGAATGCTATTCACTAAGTCTGCAGAAAGAATTGAAGCAGTGAAACCTTATGTTGCTGCTTCAATGTTCGGTCTTGATGATTCATCCGAAGAAGAGTGAGTTATTAAAATGAAATCATACAGACAATTTATTTCAGAATCAGTTAATATTGCTGGTGATTTCAACGGAAATCTATACATCAACGGTTCTGAAAGTTCATCAGAACCAGTTGGTGAATCATTTCTTGCAGATGTAGTTTGGGAAGGAAAACTATATCGTATGGAAGTAGAAGGAAGAATGTTAGATAAGAATAAACTCACAGAACAATTGCAGGGAGAATACCCAGGAGCAATCGTTCATAACGTTTATCCAATCACAGAAAATTCTTTAAAAGTAAGAAAAGCACAAAGATATCAACCAGAAAGACTAACTTGGACTGACTGATATGGGTTTTAAAAATTATATTTGGGATGAAAATTTTGAATTGAATGTTGCTCGTGGTAAAACCCGTGGTGCGTCATCAGTTCATAAATTTGGGGCAACTCCATCACAATCAACAAACACAACTGCAACCGTTTGGGATAAAGAAAATACTCTTTATCCTTGGAGTGCTTTTAATAGTCCAGGAGTTCTTGTAGCAGCACAAGTTGGTGCAGATGATAATGGGAAAGTTATTACTATTATTGGTCTAGATTCAAACTGGGATATTATAGAAGAAGATTTTACTTTATCCAGTTCGGGAACAGTTTCTGGAACTAAAATCTTTAAGAGAGTTTTTAGGGGATTTGTAAAATCTGGTGATACTAATGTAGGACGACTTAATTTCTCCAGAGGTGGAACAGAAGTTCTTAGAATTAATGCAGGACTTGGACAAACTCTAATGACAGTATATACCATTCCAAATGGATATACCGGTTATCTTTATCAGGGAGTATGCACTGCACAAGCATCTGCTGATGCTACTGGATTTATGATGGTGAGGTATAACACAGTTGGTCAAGCATTTAGAGTGGGTCATACATTTGAAGTTAGTGGTTCTGGTGGACCATATCTATATAAATTTGCATTCCCAATTCAACTCACTCAACACTCAGATATTGATATAAGACTTACCACAAGAAGTAATAATGGTAGATATACTGCTGCTTTTGATTTATTACTAGTTAAGAACGAACTATAAGAAATAATAAATAACTAATAAAGTCTTTATTATACCAATGCAAAGAACAAAACTAATCACTACTGAGATTGCAATGCCAACTACTGCTGGCACTGCTTCCAGTATTAGTGAAGCAACTTGTGTGAGATTATATAACGGTTCTGGAGCAGCAGCAACTGTAAGTATTTCTACTGCAGTGGGTGCAGCAACTACATTATCATTTACTATGCCAACTGGCACAGTTGAATTCTTACAAAAACTCCCAACCGATGTGATTTTTGCATCAGCAAATACAGTAAAAGTAGCAAAAGTAGGATTTACCAACTAAGAACAATGAAACTAATCACAGAAGAAATCGAAAAGGTAAAAGTTATTACCGAAGAAAAGAACGGTAAAAAATCCCTTTTTATTGAAGGTATTTTCCTCCAAGCAGATAAACCAAACAGAAACAAGAGACTCTATGAAATGAGAACTCTTGAGAGAGAAGTCAAGAGATACAACGAAAACTTCATTCAGAAGGGTCGTGCTCTTGGTGAACTCGGACATCCTGATGGTCCTACTGTAAACCTTGATAGAGTTTCACATAAAATTTGTGAACTTTATAGAGATGGAAGCAACTTTATTGGTAAAGCAAAAATCCTAGAAACCCCAATGGGTAAGATTGCTGCTTCTCTTCTTGGTGAAGGTGTAATGCTTGGTGTTTCTTCTCGTGGTGTTGGTTCATTGCTTCCAACAAATGAAGGTTATTCAGTTGTCGGTGAAGACTTTATGTTAGCAACTGCTGCGGATATCGTAGCAGATCCTTCTGCTCCTGATGCATTTGTATCTGGAATTATGGAAGGCAAAGAATGGGTCTGGGAAGGTGGAATTCTTCGTGAGCAATTAGCACAGAAGACTTATAAGAGAATAAATACATTAGTTGACCAAAAAGCACTTGACGAACAGAAACTTAATCTGTTCCAAGACTTTTTATCAAATCTTTAATTTATAAATAAATATAGAATCACGATATAAGTAAATCGGAGAGTTCAAATGTCCCGTGGTAAAAATTTACAAGAAATGGAAACAGGCACTAAACAATCTAAAACTGCTGTGAATGCAAATGCTTCTGCAGCAGAACCAATGCACAAACTTGCACCTGGTGCAGTTGCCGGTCAAACCGGTAATTGGGAAGACCTTGGTGGTCCTACTCCAGAAAACTATAAGTCCACCGATGATTCAGCAAAGCTGAAGACTCCTGGAGCAACTTTAGCACAAGTTAAAGATGTAGTTAACAAAGGTGCTAAGGCAGCAGACCCAATGAAGGGTATGAAAGAGGAGTCTGAGGAAATCGAAGATGAGGATCTCGTAGAAGACGAGTATGAACTCGAAGAAGGTGAAGAGGAGCTAGAAGAAGCTGCTAAGAAATCTTCCAAAGAAGATGAGGAAGATGAAGAGGATGAGGAAGATGAAGAGGATGAGGACGAAGAGGACGAAAAAGAGAAGGCAATGAAGGAAGCATTCATTGCTATTGAAAATGAGATTGAAGAGGATGTAAATGCTCTTCTTTCTGGTGAAGAACTCTCCGAAGAATTCAAAGACAGAGCAAAGACAGTTTTTGAAGCTGCTTTGAATGCTAGAACTCAGCAAATCGAAGAAGCAATTTCACATCATTATGAGCAGAGACTTGTAGAAGAAGTCGAAGCAATCAAAGAAGAACTAACTGATAGAATTGATTCCTACCTTGAGTATGTTGCTGACGAGTGGATTCAAGAGAATGCACTTGCAGTTGAGCAAGGAATCAAAACTGATATGACCGAATCATTCCTTGAAGGAATGAAGGGTCTTTTTGAAGAACATTATGTAACAATCCCTGAAGATAGATATGATGTGCTTGAGAGCATGGTAGATAAACTTGATGAAATGGAGACAAAACTCAACGAGCAGATCGAAAGAAATGTTGCTCTAAATAAGAGACTAGCAGAATCAGTAACTGACGTAATTTTTGCGGAAGTTTCTGAAGGACTTGCACTTTCACAGAAAGACAAGCTTGCTTCTCTTGCAGAAAATGTTGAGTTTGGTAGTGAAGAAGACTATCGTGAGAAACTAGTCGCATTGAGGGAATCATATTTCCCATCTAATGTAGTTACTCAGAGAAGCACTCAAGATTATATGGCTGAAGAGACAGATTACTCACAACCAGTTACTGGAACAATGGGTGCTTATCTTCAGGCACTTGAGAGAGTTTCCAAAAAGTGATTTTTATATCATAACAAAATCAAACTAACAATTTCCATAAAGAGGTAAAAACAATGCAAATGTTCAACGCAGAACATCTGCAGGAAAAGTGGGCTCCACTTCTAGACTATAATGGTCTAGGTGAAATCAGAGATTCCCACCGTAGAGCAGTTACTGCCGTCCTGCTAGAAAACCAAGAGAGAGCACTCCGTGAAGAGCGTGAGTTCCTCTACGAAACTCCAACTGTAAATACTGATCCATCAGCAACTGGTGCTGCAGGTTTCAGTGGTGGAGCATCATCACCTGTTGCAGGTTTTGATCCAGTTCTAATTTCACTCATTCGTCGTTCAATGCCTAACTTGGTCGCATATGACCTCGCAGGCGTTCAACCAATGAATGCTCCAACTGGTCTCATCTTCGCAATGCGTTCGAAGTATGTTGATCAGAATGGTGCAGAAGCACTATTCAACGAAGCAGATACCGCATTCTCTGGTCAGAATGCTGGTTATGGCAACACTGCTGGTATGACCAATCCAGGTGCTGGATTTGGTTCTACCACACAAACAGGCTCAAACCCAGGTGTTCTCACCCCAGCTGGTGGAACCTACAATGTGGGCCAGGGTATGAGCACCTCTGAGTCAGAAGCACTTGATGGCAGTGGATCTTCTGCATTCAACGAGATGGCATTCTCAATCGAGAAAGTCACCGTTACTGCAAAGTCCAGAGCACTCAAGGCTGAGTACTCACTAGAGCTTGCACAAGACCTCAAGGCAATCCATGGTCTGAATGCTGAGGCTGAGTTAGCAAATATTCTCTCAACAGAGATTCTTGCTGAAATCAACCGTGAAGTTATCAGAACCATCTACAAGATTGCTGAGCAGGGTGCAACCCTCAATACCGCAACTTCAGGTGTATTCGACCTCGACGTTGATTCCAACGGTCGTTGGTCAGTTGAGAAGTTCAAGGGTCTTATCTTCCAAATCGAGCGTGATGCAAACCAGATTGCACAAAGAACTCGTAGAGGAAAGGGCAACATGATTCTCTGCTCCGCAGACGTTGCTTCAGCACTCACCCACGCAGGACTTCTTGACTACACCCCTGCACTCAATGCAAACCTAAACGTTGATGACACTGGCAATACCTTTGCAGGTGTTCTCAATGGTCGTTACAAGGTTTACATTGACCCATATGCAGCAAACAACAGTGCTAACCAGTACTACGTTGTTGGTTATAAGGGTTCTTCACCTTATGATGCAGGTCTCTTCTACTGCCCATATGTACCTCTCCAGATGGTACGTGCAGTTGGTGAGAACAGCTTCCAGCCAAAAATCGGATTTAAGACTCGTTATGGTATCGTTGCAAACCCATTTGCTGAAGGTACTAATGCTGGTCTTGGCCGTCTTGAAGCAAACAGCAACCGTTACTACAGAAGAGTACGTGTTGACAACCTAATGTGATCCATCACTAGGTTTTTTGAGGGGGGTCTTCGGACCCTCTTTTTTTATGCAAATAAATATTACTATAGATTGATATCTTGGATATGGATCAAGCATCTCCGTTACAAAGACAAATTTCTAATAGAAATTTTTTATCCCCAGTTGGGTTTAAATTTAATTTATCTAAAGAACCAAAGGTAGATTTTTTCTCTAATTCTGCCTCAATTCCTGGTATAAATTTAGGGGTTGCTGTTCAACCAACATACTTAAAGGATATACCTATCCCTGGAGATAAATTAACTTATAATGATTTCACTCTTCGTTTTATGATAGACGAAGATATGGAAAATTATTTAATTATTCATAACTGGTTGAGGGGATTTGGATATCCAGAATCACCAGAAGAATATCAAAAATTATTAGATAATGATAGTTATTCTCCAGGAAGACAAACGGCAATCAGTGGTCAATCCGAAGGGACATTGTTGATATATAACAGCAATTATCAACCTACTGCTTCCGTAACTTTCCAAGGAATGTTTCCAACATCATTAACTTCTATAGAATTTAATGCGAAAGAAACTCAAATAAATTACATAGAAGCAGAAGTAGTATTTAAATACACAATTTATAATATTAGAAAATATTGATTTATGGATATTGACGAAATTCAAAGATTATGGGAACAAGATTCAAAAATAGATCCAGACAATTTGCACCAAGAGTCTATTAATATTCCATCTCTTCACTCTAAGTATTATAAAATTTATAATAATATAATTTTACTTAAAAAAATAGAAGAGAATAAATTTAAAATTCTTAAGAAAGAAAAGTGGTTATATTTTTCTGGGAAAGCAGATCCAGATGTTTATAAAGAAAATCCCTTTGATCACAAAGTGCTAAAAAATGATTTAGAAAAATATCTAGATGCAGATGAAGATATTTTAAAATCAACTTCAAAAATTGAATATTATCAAGTAATGATAAACTATTTGGAAAGTATTTTAAAAACAATTTTAAATAGAACTTACCAAATAAAAAATGCTATCGAATATATGAGATTTACTGCTGGTTATGACTGATATAATTATCCAAAAAAAGAACGAAATATATTTAAAAGTTGATGCTGATCCGCATATTCATCAGGAATTGTCGGAGTATTTTACTTTTGAAGTTCCTGGTGCAAAATTTATGCCTCAGTATAGAAGTAAGTATTGGGATGGAAAAATAAGATTATACAGTACCCATACTGGTGAAATATATGTTGGTCTTTTGGATAAAATTGTGTCTTGGGCAAAAAGATATGAATATTCAGTAGAATTTAAAGATAATAAATTTTATGGAACTCCTTTAGAAGAAAACGAAATGATTTCTTATGAAGGAGTAAAGGAATATATGACAAGAATATCAAGTCATAAACCAAGAGATTATCAAGTTAATGCTGTTTATGATGCTCTTAGATATAATAGAAAACTTTTAATTTCTCCAACAGCATCTGGAAAATCATTAATGATTTATTCCGTTGTTAGATACTTTTGCGATAAAAATCATAAAATTTTATTAGTTGTTCCTACTACATCTCTAGTGGAACAAATGTATAAAGACTTTTTAGATTATGGATGGGATTCTGAATCATATTGCCATAAAATTTATTCTGGAAAAGAAAAGAACACTAATAAAAGTGTGGTAATTACTACTTGGCAGTCAATATATAATTTGCCAAGGTCATTTTTTGATTCTTTTGATGTTGTAATTGGTGATGAAGCTCATTTATTTAAATCAAAATCTTTAGTTTCTATTATGACAAAACTAGATAATGCAAAATATAGATTTGGATTTACTGGAACCTTAGATGGTTCTCAAACACATAAATGGGTTCTTGAGGGATTGTTTGGTCCTTCGTATAAGGTAACCCAAACAAAAGAACTAATAGAAAAAGGACATTTATCAAAACTTCAAATTAAAATTTTATTACTAAAACATAGTCCACATAAATTTAATGAATTTGAAGAAGAAATACAATATCTAATAGGTCATGAAAAAAGAAACAATTTTATAAAAAATCTTGTTCTTGATTTGAAAGGAAATAGCTTAGTGTTATTCAATAGGGTTGAGGCTCATGGACTACCTTTATATGAACTTATAAATAATTCTGCATCAAAGGAAAGAAAAATATTTTTTGTTCATGGTGGAGTTGACACAGAAGAAAGAGAACTGGTTAGAGAAATTACTGAAAGAGAAGATAACGCAATTATTGTTGCTTCTTACGGAACATTTTCTACAGGAATTAACATTAGAAATTTGCATAATGTTATCTTTGCTTCACCAAGCAAATCAAGAGTCAGAAATCTTCAATCAATTGGAAGAGTTTTAAGAAAAGGAAATAACAAAACTCAAGCAATTCTTTATGATATTGCAGATGATATTACTTATAACTCTAAAAAAAATTATACATTAAATCATTTAATTGAAAGAATTAAAATTTATAATGAAGAAGATTTTAACTATGAAATAATTAAAATCAATTTTAAAAACTAATGTCTGAAGAATTTTATGCAATTATTAAATTAATATCTTCCGAAGAGATATTTTCTAAAGTATGTTCCTGTGACGAAGAAGATAGAACTATCTTGATACTTGAGGATCCTGTTATAATTGAAACAGTAACCCTTCAAAAGTATTCTGTTGAAGGATATAAAATAAATCCTTGGATTAAATTTACTGATGAGACTACTTTTTTACTTGATATGGAAAAAGTTATAACTATCTCTGAAGTACGTGATAAAGATATAATTTCAATATATGAAAAGTATATAAAATCAAAAATTAAAAAAAAGAATAAAAAAGATGTATCTCCAAATATGGGATACATCTCATCAATTAGTGAAGCAAGAATCTTATTAGAAAAACTTTATAAATCAGAAGATATTAAAGACTAGTATGATTATCAACCCTAACAGAGTTATTTTACTTAAATTGCTTTGACTTGTCAAATGCATCTTTTTTGTGTTATTATGTCTGTATTATAACAAAGAACTAACGCATAAAATTTACATGAATACCAAAGCAACTAAAAATCCACATTATGTTAACAATAAGGAGTTTCACGAGGCTCTAGTTGTACATAAAAAGAAGGTGGAACTGGCAAAAGAGAAAAATGCTCCACCACCAATGATATCAAATTACCTTGGGGATTGTTTTTTAAAGATTGCTACTCATTTATCATATCGTCCAAATTTTGTCAACTACATGTTTAGAGAAGATATGATAAGTGATGGTGTGGAAAATTGTGTAAATTATATTAATAATTTTGATATAGAAAGAACTAATCCATTCGCATACTTTACTCAAATTGTTTATTATGCTTTTCTTCGTAGAATCCACAAAGAGAAAAAGCAAATGGAGATTAAGGAGAAAATTATTGAACGTAGTGGATATGATGAAGTTTTTTCTGTTGATGGAGATGGGTTTAGTTCTTCTGACTATAATACAATCAAAGATAATATTCAAATGAAATTGTATCAATGAAATTAGGTATCATTACTGATACTCATTATAATTTTAAAAAAGCAAATAAAAACTTTCATGAATACTTTGCAAAATTTTATAATGAGATTTTTTTCCCAAGACTAAAAAAGGAAAAACTAAAAACTGTTATTCACATGGGAGATGCCTTTGATAATAGAAAAGGTATTGACTATTGGGCATTGGAATGGGCAAAAGAAAATGTTTATGACAAATTCCAAGAACTTGGTATAACTGTTTATAACATCGTTGGGAATCACGACGTTTATTATAAAAATACTAATAGAATTAATTCAATTGACTTGCTCTTGAATCAATATGAGAATGTAATTCCAGTATCTTCTCCTTTGGAAGTTTCATTTGATGGATTAGATACTTTATTGCTTCCTTGGATATGTAATGAAAATCAGGAAAAAGTTTTTGATTTACTTCAAAATACAGAAGCAAAAGTAATATTTGGACACTTAGAGTTAAATGGATTCTCTGTATTTCCTGGGCAGGTACAGAAAGGTGGAATGGACAAAACAATCTTTGATAAGTTTGATAGAGTCTATTCTGGTCATTATCACACTCGTAGTGATGACGGAAAGGTATTTTACTTAGGTAATCCATATCAGATGTTCTGGAATGATTATGGGGATGATAGGGGATTTAATATATTTGATACCGAAACATATAAAATAACCTTCCATAAAAATCCTTTTAATATATTTGAAAAAGTATATTACGAAGATGGTGATATCTCAGAAATAGAAGATATTAGTTTTACTGATAAAATAGTAAAGATAATAATTAGAAAAAATAATAATCAAAAAGAATTTGACAAATATTTAAATTTTATAACTAACTTTAATCCATTGGAGGTTAAAGTCATTGATATGATGGACATTGACGATACTTCTGTTGAATATTCGGATACAGAGATTGAGGATACAATGACCATTCTTAATAAATATATTGAAGACTCTGACTTTGAGTTTGATAAAAATAAAATCAAATCTATTGTTGGAGAAGTATATAAACAAGCACTTGAATTAGAGTAATGTATATACTTTCAATAAAAGGAAAAGAAGATGAAGGGGCATATGCAGTCCCAGATGATGATGGAGAGAAGTCCTTGTATTTTTTTCTGGACGAAGATGATGCAGAAAGATATGCAGGACTTTTAGAGGCAGAAGATTATCCTCCAATGTCAGTAGTTGAAGTTGACCCAGAATTGGCAGTTAAAACTTGCGATGCTTATGGGTACAATTATGTTATAATACCACCAGATGAATTTGTGATACCCCCAAGAAATAATGATTTTATTCGAGAAAATAAGATTTCGTAATTTTTTATCAACAGGAAATCAGTTCACAGAAATAAATTTTAATAAGAATCCAACAACATTAGTTGTGGGGTCAAATGGAAGTGGAAAGTCTACTTTATTGGATGCTTTGTGCTTTGGGTTATTTAATAAAGCATTCAGAAAAATTACAAAAAGTCAATTAGTAAATTCTACTAATGAGAAAGATTGTTTGGTTGAAATTGAATTTTCTATTGGAACTAATAAGTGGAAAATTGTAAGGGGAATAAAACCAAATCTCTTTGAAATTTATAAGAATGGTTCTCTTTTAGACCAGGAAGCATCGGCAAATGACCAACAAGAATGGTTAGAGACTTTTGTGCTAAAACTGAACTATAAGTCATTTACTCAGATTGTTATCTTGGGTAGTGCTTCATATATACCTTTTATGCAACTTTCTGCTGCAAATCGTAGAGAGATTGTGGAAGATTTGCTGGACATTAAAATATTTTCTTCAATGAATTCTGTTGTCAAAGAAAAGATTAAAAGACTTAATGAGAAATTCAAAGAAGAGTCCATTAAGGAGGTTATGACGGAAGAAAAAATTGAGATGCAAAAAGAGTTTATTGAAAATATTGAAAAGAATGGAGAGAAAAATATAAAGTTAAAGAATACAAAAATTAAAGAACTCCAAGATAGCATTGAGTTATTAATTGAAGATACTGATAAAAAAAATTCAATATCTGCCGATTTGCAAAAGCAGAGTGAAGAACTTGGAGACCCAACAAAAAAACTTAAACAACTTTCTTCTCTGAAAGGTAAACTATCCCAAAAGGCATCAACAATTAAAGAGCAGCATCAATTTTTTGATAATAATACGGTATGCCCTACTTGCACCCAAACCATTGATGAAGATTTTAGGTTAAATAAACTTAGTGAGTTTCAAGATAAAGTAAAAGAAATTGAAGTTGGTTATAAAGAAATTAAGACTCTTATAGAAAATGAGGAACTTAGGGAATCTGAATTTGCAAAAATTGCAAAACAAATCAATAACATAAACAATGAAATTTCTAGCAACAACATTAAAATTTCTCAATTTAATAAGCAATCAAAAGAACTTGAATATGAAATTCAAGAGATTGCCGATGGAATTAAAAACACAAATACTGAGAGGAATAAGTTAAAGAAACTTCAAACAGAATTGAAAGAAATTGGTGATTCAAAATCTAAGTATAAAGAAGATGTCTCCTATTTTGAGTTTGTTGCTTCTATGTTGAAGGATGGAGGCATTAAATCAAAGGTCATTAAAAAATATCTTCCATTGATGAATGCCCAAATCAACAAGTATTTGAATTTGATGGATTTTTATATTAATTTTTCTTTTGATGAAGAATTTAAGGAAAATTTGAAGTCACCAATTCACGAAGACTTTACTTATGAATCTTTCAGTGAAGGTGAAAAAATGAGAATAAATCTTGCTATTCTTTTTACTTGGAGAGAAATTGCAAGAATGAAGAATTCTGCAAATACAAATCTTCTAATTCTTGATGAAGTATTTGATAGTTCTTTAGATGGAAATGGAATTGACTACTTTAGTAAAATAATCAGATATATGCTAAAAGATACAAATGTATTTGTAATTTCCCATAAAACAGATGAAATGATGGATGCATTTGACGACGTAATCAAGTTTGAGAAAGTTAAGGGATTTAGCAAAATTGCCTCTTGACTGTTCTGAAAAACCTGGTATACTTAAAACGGACCCTTAATAATGATGTTGAAGTGGAAGAAAACTTTTTGAATTTGAGTTATGGTGATAACACCCTCCCATCCCAAGAGTTTTGGTACAATGACGGAATTAGTCTTACTGGAAATCCCCACCATTCTCCTGATACAATTACATTTAATATGAATACTGATAGTAATAAAAACGGATTTTGGAAATACAATGAAGACAAAATCCTCAAACAACTTGAGGAATACCTTGCAAGTACTTATAGTCAACACTATGTTGACCGAACTGGTGGTGGAAAAGAGCAGACTCTAGACAAAATCAAACACAATCGTCGTGAAGGATTTTGTGCTGGTAATGTGACCAAGTACATTGACCGATATGATACAAAGGGTACTCCCAGACAGGACTTGTTTAAAGTCCTTCATTATACTATGCTCTTAATTAATCATCTGAACCTTATTGAAAACAAGTGAATTGATACCTTATATGAAACTTTCTCCTGAGACTATTACAACACTTAAGAACTTTGCTTCTATTAACCAATCCATCTTGGTTAAGAATGGTTCTAAACTTCGCACAATTAGTGTGATGAAGAACATTCTTGCCGAAGCAGAAGTTAAGGAAACTTTTCCTAAGGACTTCGCAATTTATGACCTTAACCAGTTTCTAAATGGTTTGAGTCTTCATCAAGACCCTGACCTTGATTTTTCTAATGACACTCATCTCATTATCCGAGAAGGAAAACGTAGGGTAAAATATTTCTTTGCTGACCCAGAAGTTATTGTGACACCACCTGATAAGGAACTTGAACTTCCCTCTCAGGATGTTTGTTTCCAATTGGAGCACTCTCAACTTGATAAACTGATTAAAGCATCTGCTGTTTATCAACTTCCAGACCTTTCAGCAGTTGGTGAAGCAGGTGTGGTGAAACTCGTTGTTCGTGATAAAAAGAACGACACATCTAACGAGTTTTCTATTATTGTGGGTGAAACTGATAGTGAGTTTACTTTCAACTTCAAAGTGGAAAACATTAAGATTATTCCTGGGACTTATGATGTTGTTGTATCCAAGAAACTCCTTTCTAAGTTTACTAATGAAAAATATAATTTGAATTATTATATTGCCCTTGAACCTG